GAAGGATGGCTGGACAAAGTAGTGGGGATGACATCCACATTTGTGCCAGAACAGAGAGAAAAGAAATGAACAAACAGTATATGGGAGTGGCGACTACACGTGTGGGGAATATGTCCGTTCACGTGACAGTCCCCTATGACGCAACGTCCCCGCAGACCGCATTGGAAAAGCTAAAATCTGACCTGAACAGGATAGGATTTGTGGGCTGGGCGAGTGTGTGGGACATGAGGATAATGGGGACGGAGGAAGAGAAATGATGTCGAATAACTCAACTATTCGATATTATAGAATAGTTCAACTAAAAGAAGAGGGGCGGGATAAAACCCGCGCCTTCCTGTCAGCCTGGGGACGCTGGTGGGGTGGAGGGGAGTGGTGATGTATGGGTCTAAGGCTTGAATATCATCAATGCTTCCACATTCCTTGCGTCTATGTGTAACCATGATATGTCCGTCTCTATCCCCTTGACTTCGGGATAGCGGTCAGCATGGGTGATAATATGCCAGCGAACTTCTTCGGCAGTATAGTCAAAGAAAATCATATCCAACGCATAGCCGAAATTGTGGGCTGAGCCGAACTTTAGTATCCCCTGCGATATCAGACCCTGTCTGTCCAAGATAAGGTGTCTGAGACCACAAAATGAGCGTTTCCCGCCCCAATTCCAGTCGTTCACTATCGCTATATTGAAGGCTTTAAAAAGAGAAAGGTCAGGCGGTAAGATGATTTATTGTTGGTCTTGTAAAAAGCCGACAATGCACACGAAAGACCCTGATAATGGGAATACATACAGATGCAATGAGTGTCTGAACTACAACGAATAAGGAGAGAACAAATGAAAGTCGGACAATGGACAACCTTCGACCTTGATACCCAGACAATAACTAAACTATCTAAGCCAGTATTCATAGTGGTAAGGTATTTGTTTGATAACAATTTCCCGCCAGTAATCAAGGTTATGAAAAGCGACAGGATAATGATTGACGATGATTATGACAATGCGATTGGCGTGGAATATCTTATATTGCCTGCGCCTTCCTGTCAGCCTGGCGAGCCAAATCTAAACTACGTGCCGCCAAAGGAGGAAAGGAAAGTGATAGACAAAAAAGAACTACTCATCAGGTTAATGCACACGCGAGACATTGAACTAATGGGACAGCAGTGGTGGATTATCTCAATAGAAATATCGCCAATAACCGGCAAGATAAAAGTATGCCTGAAGTTAGACCCCGCTGACATACTTGGTGGCAAGATGAACATTGATTTAAAAACCCTGCATGAGATGATAACCTATGAAGCCAATCTGGAAGCATGACAGAACAATAAACGTCTCAGGTGAGACATTAGAAAAACATGAAGGAGAATAAGATGTTTGGCAAACAAGAAGTCCTTGTAAAAAACCTATCCGATGAAAAATTCGTTGAGTTATTGAATGATTTTCTGCGAGATATGAAACGCAGGATAGAAAAGGGATTGGATTTAGAAGTTAAATCGTCTGATTATGGCTTTGTGCGTAAACAGATTGAAGTATGGAAAAACCCGTCAAAGGAAATCGTAACCATATTGGGCATGGAAGAATCAACGCTAGAACTTGGTTGTGCCGAGGTTCACGCAAATCTTAACAGCATTATAAGTGACCTTTACCACATTCTGGAATATGATGAAAAACATATAAAGAATTCGATAAGAGTCCATCTTGAAGCAGAATCATTGGAGGATTGCGATAGTATCATAGATAAACTTGCTTACTGTAGAATTCTTGTAATGTATGTGAAGGGACGGATAGGATGAAAAATGCATTTCAGCTTGACACCAAACAATTATAGAGTGATATGAACAAATGCTTACAACCGCAATATGTCTAAGTTTCAGCTTGACACCAAACAACTATAGAGTGATTAAGGCTACAAGTAATTTCACCGCTATTGGCGATGAAAACCTAATACTTATAAGGAGGAGAACTGATGATAAACCAACTACAAGCAACTGAAGAAACAGGCGATGGGTTCTATTGTAAAGAGAACTTTAAAAGATTGCGTGAGATTGCGGTTAATTCCGTTGGCAGGCTTGTCAATGAAGTCTTTAAAGAGTCGTTGATTTTAATTTCAATAAAGACAAGGGAACTATGTTCGATTATTCAGCAACAGAATCCCGTATTTAATAATGCGCCATTATTTGTAACAATCTCAATATCGCATACCTATAGAGAGGATGACAAGTGGATATATCGCGCGGTAGTGGAAGATAAATATAGCGTCTTTGAATTTAAAATCAACCAATATCAGATGCTGTCTATATTGGACATGGCAACTGAGATTGTTATTCAAAATCTCGGTTAAAAAAATACTTGACGCAAAATTGACAGATTGATAGGGTGCGCTTATGTTTCAGCTTGACAGTTTCAGCTTGACAGTTTCAGCTTGACACCAACAACTATAGAGTGATATAAGGTCTTGATGCTTGCCCGTATTTGCAGAGAAATTCCAACGGGACTTATTCCTGCACAATTGTATTTATCCATATATCCAATACATCAAGGATTGAAACGAAGCGTGACTGCGACCTTGACCATGTAATCTGCCGTATTTATCCATATATCCAATACATCAAGGATTGAAACGAAGCGTGACTGCGACCTTGACCATGTAATCTGCCCCTATTGCGGGGCAAGCCTACCCAAATCTAATCAATATTCAAGCGAAGACGCCAATGACGGTTTCTTCTCAAACGATGGAAACCAATAAGGAGTGTTTATCATGCGTTTTATTTATGCTTTGATAGCCATTATCTTTACGATATGTTTTATTATTTGTCTTGTGCTGGCCGCGCCTGCTCTTTTGTTTGCCTATTTAACAAAGACATTCGCTAATCTTTATACAAAAACTCAGGACAAACATAACAGGAAATATGTGGGCGTAAAACTTATGCAAAGACTCAAGAAAGATAACAAAAAAAGCGTGACTGGAACAACCCCAATTATCACGCCACCAGAGGAAGATGAGGTTGAGAAAGAAATTACAGACTGACCAGGGATATGTGAAATTAAGCAATGGCGAATTTGAACATCGTGTTGTTTGGGAACAAGCTAATGGACGAATCCCAAAAGGCCATGAGATACATCACATAAATTTTAACAAAAGGGATAACCGTCTCGAGAATCTTGTTCTTGTTACTCGTCGGACGCATAAACGTATTCATTCAGGATGTCGGTTAATCAACGGCGAATTATATAAACCATGCAAGAGATGTGGTAAATTAAAATCAGTTAAAAACGATTTCTACGTCAGAGACGGTATTATAAATTCTTGGTGTAAAACTTGTGTGAAACAGCATGTTAAATTCAGTCGTATGAAAAAATTAGCATCTCGGACTGACCACTAAACATAATTATATCTACTGTCTTTGTTTTACATTAATAAGTGTGATTTTATTATGATTGCATAATAATGCTTGACATAAAGTGTAAAGTCTAAAATTCTGCCGATGAAGGAGAATTTAGATATGAAAAGACAATTAAAACGTAGAAAGTATATTAGTGGAGCAGAGAAGATACCGACAACAATTTATCTGCTCCCAAGACATCGTGGTCACCTACAATTTTTAATGCAGGCAACAGGGTTATCAATGAGTGCTTGTATTTGTAATCTTATTGACCAATCATTAAAAACTTATCGTCCAACCAAAAAGATTGGTGAATAATGAACATTATAGGCATAGACCCTGGAAAGTCAGGTTGCTTATGGGCAATTGACGCAATGACACGCAAGACAATAGGATTTCACGATATAGAAAAAATCGGCAATGACATAGATATTACTGGTATTGTAAACTTTTTAAGCCAGTTTAATTCTGAGCTTGACCTGATTATGTCAGAGAATCCGCATCCGCATGGTAGTAAAGACGAAGTAAAGACTGTCTATGGTGGTTTTGAATACGGCAAGGCAGTCGGAACAATTTATGGTGCAGTTGTGGGAATGGGATTTAAATTCCTGCGTGTATCGCCGCCTGTCTGGAAAAACTACTTTAACATAACTAATGGCAACATAACCTATAAAAAGAAAAAGTTATTGTCGGTTGAGAAAGCCTGTTATTTGTCGCCTGAAGATGCCAAGTGTTTCAAATACAGACGAAAGGACACAAGGGTATTAAAACACGACAGGGCAGAAGCATTTCTAATTGCAATCTATTGTTTGGAAAATCATTTGGTCATAAAATAAGGAGACTCTTTCGGGTATTTATCCATATATCCAATACATCAAGGATTGAAACTGTACTCTTTATATTTTAAGCTTATGTGCAGGCGCAAGCCTTGCACAAAAAAAAACAGGGAGGCTCAAAATGAGTCACATTATGACCTCAGATGAAATCAAATACATAACAAGAAAAAAACTCGAACTGAGTTTGGTTACAAAAGGGCATGGAGACTCCTGCGCAAAGTTCTATGCTCGCCAGAAATTGAGAGAGCTGATTTATGAGGCAGAACTCCTCTTTGAGGAGAGAACTGCCTATGTTATGAAGACCGAAGAAGGCATAGAAGTTATCTTGATTGGGGAAGCAGTCTCTGTCAAGATAAATGTGGTTGAGAATAGGAAAGGGACAGATTTCAATATGAAAATCGAGACCGTTCTCAGTCCTATGGATAAGTTGTCTGATGAGTGGCAGGAAGTTTGCTTACTGATGAGATGCACTCAAAAAGATAGTTTCAGAGCAGGATTATGGCAGTCTATCTGCTCCAGCGTTAATGCTGTGGAGGGAGAGGACTGGAAATTTAAATACTAATAACCCCTGAGTGGGGGATAGGTCATAGCTCTGGCTATTTTTCCTGTCCCCTGCTCCAGAGGGAAGGGAGAAAAAAATGAAAAAAGTAAAATTCGGTATCATCGCATTCATCCTGATTATCTTTGAAGAACTCCTGATGGGATTAGGTGTATTATGCGCCGTACTTTCCGTCGGGGTCATGTCACTCCGTCCTGACATATATGCGTTAATAGGGACGCTATTGTCTGCCGGTTTCGCATATGTCTTCGGAATGATTACCTGGAGATTTATCTCAGGCGAGGAGGAGTTTTAGTATGACACTCTTATAGTAGATAGATTTCCCCCATGAGAACCGAGACAGGGGCAGGCTTCGGCTTGTCCCTTCTCGGAAATAACAACCAACTTATGAGAGGTTAAAAAATGATAACATACTCACAGCATACTGTTTCAGCTTGACACCAAACAACTATAGAGTGATATTGGCCGTAGTGGTCGCAAGCTTGGGACTTATAAAACAAAGAAGCAGGCGCAGAAACGGTTAAGACAAATTGAAATGTTTAAGCACATGAAAAAACGCAAACACTAATCTGGATGTTTTCACGCAAGAAGAACAAGGAAAGAACGAGGTCTCATAAACAGATTGCGCGTGAAATTATCGGCAGGTTGCCTGATGATTATAAATGTTTTCACAAGCATTCTGACAATGGGTCTGTATATATTCATGTAAGGTTTAAATATTGTAAGCTCAATTCTCATCAGCAATTAATAATGCGAATATCAGACCACGAAATACTTGGAAGAATAAGGGTTAATTTAAATATGGTCTGGCATCATCAAGATTCTGATAAAGAGTTATTTATTTCAGAATGTGTGAATAAAATAAATGAGTATGTAACTGACTTTCGCAGACGGCATGGTTATGAAAAACGAAGAGTACCTGCTCGGTCGGATAACTGCGTTGATTGACAAGTTATCACGCAAAAAGGCAAAGAACCTTAATGGCTTGCGTGATGAATTAATCTCTGTTTTAACAATGTGTCAATCGGATTTGCTGGCGCGAATAGAGGCGCGTGATGGCTAATCGCAAGAGTAAATTTCAAAAAAGCGATTTTGCCACGAAACTTGAAAGGCTTGGCTTTGAGCAACTAGGTTCTTGCACATTCTATGGAAAATACATAAAGATATTCAGAACGAATAAAACCAGCTTGGAAAGGAAGAGGTATTGGGAGATAAGGGATTTAACCACAGATGAAACCCACTATAGGTCAATTCATGTAGACGATATTCTTAATTTTTTACAACATTGCCAATTCTTTGTTAATGGGGCAGAAATCAAAATATCAATTAACAACAAACCAGAAAAGCCATAAATTCAGACAGAGATAATATATATAATATATATATATATATATATACATATACTATGTCTAGAAATCAGTTAAAAATCTCATTTTGCTTTTAAGGGGTCATTTGATAGCCTAGAACGAGTTTTATATTTTATTAGGATAAACTTACTAGATATAGAAAGATAAATTGATATGACCCTAAATTTGCTAACTGAGAAGCAAATACGAGACAGCAGGTCTATAAATTTATAAAAACAAAAAAATGAGAGCAGGTCGCGGAGGGAAGTGCAAACCTGCTCTCTTGTCGGAGGCATCCCAGTCAGGAGGGGAGATGTGAGCCCAGCTTCATTCATCATGGCCTATACCAACTTAAAATATGCCATTTTGTTCCATCACAAACAATGTGCATTGATTCCATTTCTGACGACAGCCCTTGTGTTTGTGCAACATCAATGTATTCTGTAGAGTTGCCATCAATTATGATATTCCAAGAACCTCTCTTGACAAATTTGACATAATATTCCTTGCCCTTTGCAGTTGATGCCGCTGGCAATGTAATCGTTACATCACCGCTAGCACTACTCGTATCACATAAAAATATCCTATCTGTAAGCGAAGCATTTGTGTCTCCAGTAACAGAGGTCTGGGTTTCTACACTCTCACCAAATATATCAATCCATTTTGGGTCTGTCGACGTACTAACACCTACGCTCAATATATCTTTATCCGTTGCCACATATAACTTCCCGGCAAAAGTTGGCGTAGAAGGTCTACTGCTATATGACCCAGAATCAATCCATTCTTTAAGAAAATCATTAGCGTCTGTAATAAATTCCCGCCATTTATGCTCGCCATTATCTACATATGAGATATAAAATAAACTGGGGTCATCTGTACAAAAGCCGATAATACCACGCCCAACAGGTGGAATATTTCTGTACCAGTCTCTTATGTGATATTCAACAAATCCGTTTATTGCCCACCAGTCAGTCGCTCCATCACTAAATCCAAAATGGAGTTCGCGTTGCGTAATTTCCTTGCCATACAAATACAGGATTTGTCCTGATTCAGGGGAATCATAATTAAATGGGTCAAAAGGAATGTCCGGTTTATAAAGCTCTCCGAAACCATGAGCCATAAAAGTAGCTCCATGAGACGAGTCTAACGCACCTATGTCTGTTTTTGTTTGCAAAAGAGTCCTTTTTCGCAGAACACCAGATGAATCAACTTGTAAAACAAAACTACCAGTAGTCGCTAACATATTTCTAAATTTGGGAACTCCATCAGGACGATACTGAATAGTATCAAAAGCCTGAATATCACTGCCCTGTATTGGTGAAGGCAATAAGCCAGAACTGCCATTGACATATGATATGCTCGCACCTATTGTATTATTTCCAGACGTTGCATAAGTATGACCATATTTGTTTAGCGAAGATATAGCTATGCCGTAATCTGTAGCTATCCCCATTACATATATGTCTACTTTCTTTGTTCCACCTGACGCATAAGATACCTGAGCATGAAAATTAAAGCCTGACGTTACTGCGCGCTTTCCTAAAAACATTGAGATGCTCGGTACGGCACTATCAAACGCAGAAGAATCTGCCGCACCTGCCACATTTATCATTACGTGCAATTCATAAAAGCCACCACCACTTCTCAACTCATCAATATGAAGAATGGTATTGAAAGTATGCCCGCCAGTATAACCGCTTACATAATCAAGCGTGATTGTGGCTACTTTCAAATATTGGAAGACAGTAACCCAACCGCAGAAATACTTATGAATGCCATAGTCTGAATAGATATTCGTGTCATTGTTTACATAAGGCAAATCACTCCATTCAGTAAACCCATCGCCTATCTTGAACCTGTTTGTGTTTATCTCTATCCCGGGCTCGCCCTCCGAGAGTATTAATGTAGGCGGCCACTCAGAAGCATTTGCACGTCTTATCTGAAATGTCAGCCTGTCGTCATTCCACGCCATTTATTTCTTCTTTATCTTTGCCTTACTTTTCTTACTGGGGGTTTTTTTGACAGGCGGGCTTGGCTCAGGCTTGGGTGTAAGTTCAGCAATCCTGTCTCTGACGTTTGATAACTCTGTCTTTAATCCTGTAATTATAGTGTCCTTCTCAGCCAGTAAGCCATTGAGAGTTTTCACATCAAATTTGAGACGCTCAATCTGTTTAGCCTGATTTTGCATCATCTCAAGATTGCCTGTTACTGCCTTCCTCGCCGTCTCAAGCTCATCATTGGCTGTCTTGTTTTTTTCAAAGGACTCTTTCATCTTTGCGTTTTCAGCCGCAAGTCCCTGAATTTGTTTGACCAACATTTGCATTTGCTCACGCATTTGCCTATTCTGAATAGACAATTCCCCATACCATTGCAAGAATTTACCCATCTCAATAGTTGTGTCCTGCTCGACTGACTGGTTGTTCCAATCTGACATAATTAATTCTCCTTGTATTTATTTTGTGATATTATGTCCAGCTCCCGCCATCCAGAATATCGCTCCACTGTGGTACATTCATAGAACCTTGCAATAATATATTTCCTTCTGTTCCCGCTGTAGTATCACCAATTGAACTATCAGACTTTACATATAAAATACCGCCTTGAGTATTTCCATTAATATCGCCTATTCTTATTTTAGAAAACACAGGAGCCGTCGCGCCATTTGATTTAAGAAATCGTCCATCTACGCCGCTAAGCTTGGCAAAATCAGTTCCATCCCAATAAATGATGTCGCCAGTTGTAATGCCCTCCAAATCACCAAAAGCCCCTATATCATCCAATGCAACATTTGCCCAAACAAGTGCGCCACTATGTGATTTTAGAAAAGTGCCATCGCTTCCTACATCCTTAAAATCAAGCTCTGACTCTGAGTCATTTACAATAACTAAAGCATTACCGTGACTAGCATAATCCTCTGGTGTATCACCCAAATCGGTAAAGCTTTCCACAATGGTCGCACTTGAGAATTTAGTCCAAATAATGTCGCCAGTTGCAGGAAAGTCTTCAGATGCACCCTGCGATATTACAAATCCTCCCCCGCCATTTGCAGTTCCATCTTCAACATATACATACGTTCCAGTATCTAATTCATCTATCGCATTTGCGTCATCTGCACGAGTCAATACCCACTTGGTGGTCGGACTTCCAAGGTCTAATACTATATAAATCCCATTATGAACCCCAGCCGATTGGTCTTTCACAAGAAGCCTTTCACCTACAGCGGCTAAATGTCCATCGATAGTTCCAAGTGAGCCATTATCACTTCCTGTTAATATCCCGACTTCTTCATCATAGCCACAAAGAAGATTTTGAGTAGTAGCAAAATCACAGGCTTCTTTTATGTTTAACCCTTCGATTGCCTTATCTACATAAGCTTTATTAGCTAAATCATTTGCGTTTGCCGGAGCTTGCGATTGAATAATCTTCTTGGAGGCAGCCATTGTAATGTTTTCATCAAATGTGTTCGCCTCATCTTTAAACGCCACCTTCTCGCCACCAATAGCGAGAGGGTTGGTCCCGCCTATATATAGACGTTTAGATGTCGACTGCCAACCTATTTCATTAGTATCAAGGTCAGCAGTGCCAGTAGGATTGTTTGTGCCACGTTTTATTAAAATCTTAACAGCCATTTTTATCTCCTATTCGTTCCAACTTTCGCAATCTATACCAGTAGTTTGCAAGTAGTCAGAAATATAAGTATTTATGTTTTCTTCATTGATTGTAGAACTGATTGAGACCCAATCGGGCCCCATTCCGACATCGGCAAATACCATAATGCTCGGCGTTGTCCCTATATTTATCCAAACATCCCCGATTGATGCAGACTTGGGTTTTGGTTGGATAGTTGATATGTAGATATTCCCGCCATCGACTATGCCGCCAGTAAGAGAACTCAGGATACTTTCTATCTGAGCAGAATTATATTGATGAGCAAGCTGATTTGAGTTTATGCGAGCAATCAGACCGGCAAGAAAGCGCTCATTACTGCCTTCTACTTGCTGTCGCGAGAGATTGTTGCTTCTCTGTCTAAACTGATTGCTTAACATAACTCATTCCTAATACCATATTCTATACTCATAAAAATATGTCAAGAGTTTTCAAAAGTCAACGCCAAATCTCAAGCCATACGTAAGGTCTATGTCCACAAAAGCAAGAACAGAATAACGATTAACAAACTTAACGCCAATAGCCACATCAGAACTTTTAACACTAATACCATTTTCTCTTTCATCTTTTCCAAATCCTATGCCGACCTGACCAGTTAGCCTGACAAAAGGCGGCTTTTGTTCAATTGTTTTCGTGGTTATTTTTTCCACATAAATACTGTCTCTGACCACGTTAATGTCTGCGCCCACATTAAACAAATTTGTCTTTTCATTATAGTCAATGTTCAGGCCTATCTTGACTTTGCCGTCATTTTCCACTATTTGCTCACTATAATAAGCAACTTCATAGGCATCTTCACCTTCGCCAACAGTATCAATAACGGCAGGCACATTCTCGCGAATAATGCGGGTCTCAATTGGGAGCATGGTATTATGCTCATGTATCGTAGTATTCTCATTGATGACCGGCTTTGCAAGCTTGTGCCCGACATAAAAAGCACCAAGCATCAAGCCTGCAATAACTAGTAACCCAACTATTATCAGGAGCAGGGTATTATTCATTTCTTGCCAATTGGATTCATTATGTTATAAGCACCGCCAATGGCACTTATGATGCTAAACCAGACAGTATTTTCAACGTGTCCCCTTACGAGCAGGAAGGTTGTAAATATAATGGTAAGCACAGCAAGCACGAAATCCCATCTAAACAAATCCTTTATACGTTCCCAAAATGTTTTGATGTCCACGCTTGATGGCATATTGTTATTTTGAATGTTACAACCCACGATATAGGTTATCACGGTTGCCATGATTACGGCCTGCCATTGATAATCAAGTATGAATGGCTTGCCGGTAACATTGCTCTTCACAAATATCAATAGGGACGCCAGCATAGCCAATCCTATCGTAAGAATCAACTTACGCGAGAGTATCTTGAAGTTAATCATTTGTGTTTCTCCTTATGATTGTTTCTAAATTCACCTACATTGGTATTGAATAGAACATCTACCGCTATTTTCTGCATATAAACATAAATTAAAGGCGGCACTATCCTTAATATAATTGAAACAGTTCCGTGCAAACATAACTCGCGCCAAAAGATAAAATCAAGAACTTCCCTTACAAACAAGAGGAAAAGCAAGACCTTATTCAATGAACAAAGTATGTGTGCTGCCATTGGCAAATTCCGATAGCCGTTCTTTTTTATTTTTAAGTTGATTATAACGGCTCGAATGAACTCATACAAACAAATTATGCCAACTACTAACGAAACTACGGGATAAAACAAACTCCCGCCATTAATACCACACCCGCCTAGTATTGCCATAAATATGCTATTCATTTTTTCTGTCCCGGAAATAGGCTTCAATCTCGCCATTTAAACTGTTAAGTGTGGTCTCTGTGGCTACAATTATCCCTTGCAACATTGCCTGCACACAATCAAATATGGCGATTGTCCTTATATCCTTATTGGTATAATAATCGCTGTCAATTATGCGTGAAATTGTGTTTAACGCCCACGAATTATGCTTGCTGTCCCATTTTGATATTTTTGCAAAGAATATATCCGGCAAAGTGTCACCAAGTTCGTCTTTTACTTTTTTGTTTATATATAAAAGCTCTTTGGGAATACACTCAATATTTCCGGTTTCCAATGCCTTTATAAGAACTAACTTTATCATTTTAATTTTCTTTTCCAAAAACATTGTAATAAGACGTTTTCTAATTGGGTCACTTATCGAAATACTGTATAACTCGACTTGTAGAAAACGCTCTATATTGTAAAAAACAGGATGATGAAGCGGGTCATGTACCTCGGTTTTTGCCTTTTTTGACACAAAACTGACAAATAAATAAACAGATACGATAGTAATGACAAATACAATAATAGCGACAAGTGGGTCCTTAGAGTTTACAACAACTGCAATAGAACTAAACAACCCGGTAACAACGGCAATAATAATTCCTTGTAATCCACTCTTCACAATAATACTCCTAACCACTTTTCAACAATATGGAATTGTTATATTTGTTTACTATGTCATAAACCTGCTTGTATTCTGGAGGATAGTCGGTCTTTTCAGCGTTTATGTCGGCATGTGTGCAGACAGTGCGTATCTTGGAAAAGTCATTTATCATAAGCTTTACCAAATAATCAAGCGAGATTACCTGTTTAAACGTTAACATTTCCCAATATCTTTTACCACGCCATAGAGAAGTAGTAAGCACACGCTCAGGCGATACGGCCTGCGATTTGTCACCTGTCCACGGCAAAAAATACCCGTTATCAAAATCAAGACCGCCCCAACACTCTATTTCTATCCCTATTGATTCGCGACAAAGACCGACACCCGTGTGATACGCCCAGTATTTAGGGTCAAAATACTCGTTGATATTACCATTCCTGCAAATTATGAAAGGCACGTTAACTTTGTTCGTGTGAAAGTTGAGCCAGTTTTCCGCGCCCGGCATATTACCAGCAGTAAAATGTATGACAAGCCTTAGCTTCTCGTATATTTCCTTGAAGTAGTTTTCGCTGATATGCCCTTTAAAGATGGTTACCTGCTCTGTGCTTGTTTCCATTATCTCCGGCTCGGGCTCAGGCTCTGGTTTCTTTTTCAGGATTTCTGGTATCTTTAAATTAAGACACATCACATCAACCAAAAAGGCAGGATACCTACGATACAGCCAACCATTCCCGCAATCACGTCAAATAAGGAATCCTTCCATTTGAGACGCCAGTAATCGCGCGGCGATAACTCGCCATTTGAATCGTAAACAGCTATCCGCATTTGATTTATTTCAAAACCTATAACAACAATCACCCATACGAATATCATAAACAACCAAAGATTTACAATATTTTCGGGGTTCTGCTCAAGCAACCAATGTATCCACCCGATTATGTGGAATATGGTAACTGAGATGGTGAAATGTTTCCATTGATTCTTAATCATTTTTATCTCCTATGATGGTGTTCCCATAAAGACCAGCGTTTTATGGGTGTCTGGCGTTTCGCTTTCGGTTATAGAAACGGGGTCAAAATCATACCCGTTCATTTTTACTTCATAAGTTCCCGCCGACCAATGCAGGAACGTATGATTTGTGTAAATACCAAGCGACTCAGAGTCTTTATATATTTCTGCGCCCGTTGGTTCAGACAATATCGAGAGTTTGGGAATATAGATTTCCCGCGTACTCTCTGTTATGTCAACAAGTTTCAGTTTAATCATCGTGTTTGCCATTATGAGTTATACAAGCTATAATAGATAACAAAGTAGTGTTCCTCGCCGCCAGTAAGGCCTGAAAAATCAATTCGCAACAAGACTCTGTCTGTTTCGACAACCTTAGAATATACTTCAATAGTTGGTGATGCAAGAGTCATTAGGCCGTCATTAGTTGCTTCATAAACACTTATCATCAGACTGTCCCACTCAATAGCGTCAGTCGCTTCTATCGTGGTGTCATTGATACTCAAAGTACCCCCTGCAGTTGCAGTTATCTTTGCAGTATACTTTTTGTGAGCACTTACTTGACTTTGTACTTCTGCCACTGAACCTGAAAGCGTAGAAACAGAACCCTGCAAAGCAGTTATGGCACTTTCATCTGTGCCAAATCTTGATTCCGCGTTTTGCGATAGACTCTTACAATGGTTAAGTTCGGTAGAATTTACCGTAAGAGGATTACCGCTAAGAATTTTACAAGTGTTATCCAGATTTTTGCTGGACAAATCCTGACTATCATTTGTTGTAACAATTGCGTCTAGAACGTTTGTCCCAATTCCTCGTGTCGTTCCACCCGAACTATTCAATATCAGATATTGCAACGTTGCTATGGCAATCTTGAAGTTATCTGTACCAACGAAACCAATAAGTAGGTCCGCAAGTGTGGCGGCCCCTATCGCTCTTTCAGGAAACTCACTGCCCTTTGAATATGTTACTCCCATTTTTATCTCCTATGGACTACTTGAATAAATGTTGATTTCGCAAGCTAATGGAATTTCTTCGCCTATCTGAGAATTCTCGCGGATTATTACCACTTCATTGCCTGCAGTTGAATCTTCTGTTACTATCTGCGGGATAATACCGCCGTCATAACCAAAATCAGGATTAGAAACTTGACGTGACTTGAACTCAAGCGGGATTGTTTGGGCAACATTAGAATCAGACCTTACCTCTAGTAGCGACACCTTTCCGGTAAAAACGGCATCTTCAATCATTCCAAGCGTGACATTATCACGATATTGTATTTTCAGTCTATAGTCTGGCTCAAGTCTGATATGATTAATCATTTGAACTATTTCCTGTATTGCCACGAGATTTGACTTTGTCGCCCCATCGGGAATAGGTATCTTTGGCGAATTGACAAGACTGAATGACACGACCTGTCTATCACCATAATAATTTTGCCTGAGGTTGGCATTTATATCTTCGAAGTCACTATTAAGAGAGCTATGTTCCATTTCTTCAGAAAAGTCAATTACATTTATCCATACCTGATTGACAAGAGCAGGCGGCACGGGAAGCCTGTTTATTGCCTGACGTACGAGTATAAACTTTATCGTCCCGGCGTTTCCCTTTAAAGGCGTGTAATTTATCGGCATCTTTTATTACCTCAATTCATGGCTCTTCTCAGTGACCAAGTAGAGCCGACCATTTATCCATATCTTGTCAAGTATTTTAATTTCAGATGTCTGTCCAAAAATGCTGACCTCTGCCTGTTTTTGATAACGACCGCGTGTCTGGTTATAAAGAGCGGCAACTTGTGGCGCAAATTTATTCCAGCCCGCAATCTTCTTCAATTTATCTATAGAAAACGGCTCATAATCAATATTGGTATTCTCAGAAAATGATATTATATGTCCATCAATATCGGCCTCGTTTAAATTTTCGGTATCTAATAAATCATTGGCGTCAACACGCCTGACACAACCAGACTCATTATCAATAAGAATGAATGAATTTGATGATTGAATGGCCATCATAAAAGCATCTTCGGCAGATATGTTATCTAATATCTTGTTATCAATCGCACAGCCAAAAGGTATATCATAAATATAAAACTGCAGATTTGTCTCTCTCAGTTTATGTCTATATGGCATAGGATGCGACAATAAATTCAGGATAAACCCTCTCAAGGTTGTTCCCGCCATAAGAATAGCAATGTCGCTTGCGCCATTCAATATATCAAACTGGGAAAAATCAACAAAATCAGCAAGCTTCTTTAGATTCTCGATTAATGCGCCAATTGAATCAGTAGCCTCAAATGATATGCTGTCTTTTTCAATCTTCATCGTGGAATAATCTATTATGCCTTTATATATGCTTTCAGATATATTCGAGTCTCTTACAATAGAAACGGTAATGTATAAGTGCATTAATTTGGAAGGCTCTTTGGTATAATACTTATCAAAATAGTCCTTGTAAATATATGCGCCGTAATTATCAGACTGATTTCCGTTTATTGGGTCAAAAACAGGAATTTCGTGACGCGGCAAATTATCGTCAAGAACAACGCCAGGCGGGTCAGGATAACCATCAAGCTCAGTATTTGGGTAGGGCTCAAATATCATAAAGACCCATTCTCTTATTCCCATGTTATCAAAAAACATCCAATTGGTATTTGTATAACCTGTCCCCAATAGAATGTTCTCAAGGGCGGGATTAGAGGCTAAATTCATATAATCAAGTGCGTCAATAAACATTTTGTGTCCATACGCAGGCGTGGAATGAAATTCGTAAAAATATGAATCGTGGAAAGTATATGTTCGATATACTGGCACAAATAATCTATCAGTATTAACGTGATTTCCCGCTATGACCTGCTCTATCGCCATTCCCGAATCTGTATATAGCTCTCCATCAGGGTCTGTAATCCGCGTCATTAACTTAGGCTTTCCAAACTTTATACGATATTCAAACTGATTAGATGGAACAGGCCGTAATACTTCTATATTTCTGAAATTAGAGGTTGTATCCCATATTCTGTGATATTTGGGGCAACTCCACATACTGCCTTCAACATCTTCACTGGGAGGGTCGTTGAACGCGGGTGTGCCGGCTATAGGCTCGATACATTGATGAAACATAACCGTGCTTGTGTGATTGATAACATCTCCACTGTCAGGTCTGGACTGAAGAGGCGCAGGAAATCCATTTGCAACATAGTAATTGATTGCCCTTTTATACCAAGCATATCTTATAAGAGAGTTTATAAAGGCCGCTATTCTTGCATAACTATAAGAAGAAAAAGACTCATACGTGCTTGACATTTGGACAGGAGCATCATCCTCAATTTTGTAAAACCTTATCACATCCTTTAAATCAATTGTGTCATTGCCGAGATTGACCTGAGCCGTGCTATTGCATAACAAATGATCAAGCCTCACCCAAGAGTAATATGTCGGGTTTTCAAAAACATACCAATCTAGAGCAGAACCCTGCCAATCTTGAACAAAAAGTTTCCTCATAAACCTATCTTCTGTTCCATCAAGCTCATTTTTCAAGACTGTCCCAAAATCACCATATATGCTGTTTAAATAAAGCTCAAGATAATTGTCTACATTTCTATAATTGGCAGTTCCACTGCCATAATGCTGAGCATACCAATCTATTAATCCCTGAGCAAACATTTCAATAACAGTATAAAATCCTATGTCAAACTGATTATCATTGTCATCCTTCCAGCCACGATTACTGCTATCTTGATCAAAACCAACCCAATTCGTGGTGTGCTGTCGATACCCTCTATATAAAAAGTTCCAAGACGCACCGCCCAACATCTTTTGTAATGGGGCAGATTTAAGAATAAACTTTCTTTCGTTATGATAATCCCAAGTATTGTTAGTTCCATCATCTATTTCTTCGTTGTTAGCATTCAATGGAATTTCCGCATAATTAGTCCCCCAAACAGTCCTAAATGAATAGAAATCTTTTATGAAATCAGGCTGTATATAAACGCAGGGAACACTAACGGTCTCAAGTTCGTCTTGAATAAGCCTGCTTGTGTCAGTCAATGTATTTACAAGACTATTCCTGAAATTGTCGTCTCTATAAGGCAAATTGATTTTACAGGTCAGACGTTTTGCGTCAATCGTGAAATTATCCATGCCACGTAATTTCTCAGCACCGATATTAAGTGAACCATTGGCAATATTTGCGGTTAGTTTTCCAGAGTCTATTATGTCCTGTCCATTCTCATCTTTTATTGAAACAACTATTCTATCCACGTATTACTCTCCTTTTCCTATTACCTTTCTCAACTATTACACTCATATCAACATCGTCAAGCGTTCTCATCCCCTTAAAGTCAACAAAGACATTAAACGGCTCATTTGGAACACGATTAGTAATTGCATAGCCACCAGAAGCGAACATCCCGCTTTTGTTCAACGCAGGACTATTAACACCGCCAAGCCCGGTTACATATGACCGCATGAATGAACCAAAGTCATTGCCCTTTTTAAGGAAGTCATACATAGATATAAGCGGGGAAAAGTTCATATCCAGAGTCTTTTTATCTATGACAAGCTCACCCTCGTGAACAATGCCAGCCGGCTTGTAACCAGTAGAATCAGTAAAACCATATCCACTTCCAGTATAGCCGCCACCTGCAAACTTTTGCTTGTCTATAATATTCAGTTGCGCACCATAAATACCAGTGAGCAAAGCTGTCAAGAGGGAAGCAGTAATAACTCCAAGCCCTCCCTTGCTCGCCAATTCTCGCGCCCAAATGGTGGCTATTGATTTGGCAAAGTCTATCGTTAGTTCGGCTTTTGCCTGCTTCTTCCTCTCACGCGCAATTTCTTTGTCTGCCTTGAGAGTTATTTGTTTCTTTCTTTCCTCAAATCTTTCTTGTAATTGTGTCCTCTGTTCAGCAGAAAGGTTTTCGTTTGCAAGCATCATTTCCTGACGTGCATCTTCAATAGCTAATAGACGCTCCTTTGCGTCTTCTGCCGCTTGTATCTTGTTTTCCCAATACTGACCCCAAACCTGAGAAGATAACTCAAGTACTTTGCTTTCTGCCATTTGAAAGGCTTCAGCAACCGTGAGAGCTTCATCAAGCCCAAACTTTTTCTTTAAAAAATCACCAAGCTCGCCTTCTTCCATTTCTTCAACCGGAACTTCGCCTGGGCCTTTGCCGCGCATCTTATAGTCATATTGTCTTTGTGCTTCAGCGGTCCAATCTTTATATCTTTCTGGTCGCAATTGACCAAGCAATTTTATAAGTGCCTGCAATTTTTCAAGATACTCTGGTGGAAATTCAATCTCACCTAAATCAAATAAAATATCTTTCAATGCTTCAGTGTCATTCTTGAGAACGGCTTTGAGTATGTCTTGAAATATAGTTAAATCCAAACCAAGTGGCTCAAGCGTTTTAGATACATAATCAAATACATCTGCAAAATCATCCATATTCTTTTCTAAATCAACGAGCATACCGCCATACTTGCCAAACATTGCTCGTATTAAATCCGCAATCTCACGTTGCTGTTCCCCTATTAAAAGTCCAATATAGTCTTTTACAGTTTCAGGCGTTTTGTCATCTTTGACAATATCTTCCAAAGCTTTTATACTTTTATCTTTGAGTTCGTCAAACCAAGATATTACTATATTTCCTGCCTCATCAAATGTATAACCCATTGCCTTGGTCATTGTCTCATAGATGTTATGTTTCTCAGCATTATCCTTTGCGTTTCTGATTGCGTATTTTATATTCTTTACAAAGCTTGCTTCAATCTCTTTTATCAGTTCTATTTCCAACCTATCAGCAACATTGACAAGACCCTCACCAAGTGACTTTATGCGCGAGTCACCACTTTTTAAAAGTTCAGCCGCAAGTTGTTCAATATATCTCTCACCGTTTTCATTGGCCTCATTCATTCTAGCAAAGAAGTTATTATAGACATTAACCATTTCTCGGAAATTGGCGACAGAGGCTTCAGCATCAAGCGGTTTTTTCTTTACTAAATCGCTGAGTTGTCCAAGTTCCTCAAACTCGCCGCCCAACATCTTTAACGGTTCAATAACGGCTTCATTTAGAAGTTGGTTATCACTCTTTTTTATATCATCAATGGCTCGCTCAAGGTCTGTTATTCTATCGATATATTTGGTCTCAACAGATACATCCACAGACTTTAAAAGACCAAGCCATTTATCTATTATTTCCGCGGTTTTATTAACAGGCTTACTTGTTCCCCTCCCCCCAAGGTCTTTCATGGTTTGAGATAGCATGGTTTCAAGGTCAACGTTTATTGTCTCAAGATTTGAGTTCATCAAAATCTGTACATAATTTAACCCGTCAAGTATAAAAGATGTTGCATTTGCAATATAATTGTCCCATTCATCTTTCGACTTTTGCATCATCTTTTTATCGGATTCTGATAAGGTACTAAAATCTAAAAGTGTTTTTGCAAGTGCTCCCGCTTCATCATTATATGCTTTTGCCGCTTCTACTATTGATACTTCCATAGATTCAGTATCAGAGAGTTTCTCAAGTTCATCATATACCCTTTTTAGCCTGTTACTCCAAGTTGCTAATTTACTGTGATACTCTGCCAATGTTTCTTCGCTGGGTTCTTCTGGATATTTCGGAGCCTCTTTTCCTAATTTATATAATTTATTCGATAATACATTGTTAAGGTCAATGGCCCAACCCTCAAGCACATCATCTAAAGTATAAAACATACGAAAGCGTAATCTTTGAAAGTCTGTTCCTATTTTTTGACTATCAATATCTTGTTGATAACCTCTACGCCATTGTGATATTGCAATACTATTTTCTAAAGCTAATTCTTTGCCCTTAAGTTCTAACCTTTGCCTACTTATCCGTAATTCCTCATTTTGTGCGTCAATTCTTATTTGAGTTAACCCAATAAATTTATCCGTAAAGTTATATTCAACACCAAGCATATTGCCAATAGATTCTATTATTGCGTCATAAGTTTTATCAAATTGCTCCTGTTTTTTTATATTATCGCCTATAGTGTTGCCAAATTCTATTGTTTGCTCTATAAGCTCCCTCATCCCATGTAATGCACCTATTTTACTGTCTAATATAGATATTTCTTTTGAGACACCCTTTAATTCGGTTTCAATTCCCTTAACACCCAGTTTTATATCTGTATTTAATATCTTTTGTTTTTTGGTAGCTGTTACTATCCATCCTATAACTTGCATTAATAAGGCAACCATTATAGTTAACCCGCCTGTCGCCTGAGCAAGCGTTGCCCCAAATCCTTTTGCTTTTATTGTAGCCTTATTGAATAAATCCAATACCTCCGATTTCATTACCAATATATAGGCTTGCATGCTTTTGAGAAATACGATAATACTCACAAGAAATTTCTTCGCAAATATGACGGTTAGCTGGATAACTATCATTTTGAGCGAAGAAACTATATATGGGGCATGTTTGCGAAAAGCACTAAGAATGGGCATAAGAAGCGATAAACCAGTACGCAGGAATGGTTCTATTTCGTGTCCAACTTGCCGGCCTATTTCTATTGCTTCTGATTTTATGCTCACCATTAAAGAAGCGGTAGTGTTGAGTCTCGACTCAGCCGCCTCTGACGCCGCACCGACAGAATTATACATATTCGTTAAATCACTGGCATATTCTTTTGCATTTTGAGCCAATGAGAACATAGCCTTTGCACCAGTTCTGGTTGACATGAATGTAGTCATTGCTTCTTCGGATTCAAGAATACCTTCTAATTGTAGGAGAGTATTTACCAATCCCTGAGTACGGACAGTATTCATGTTTATTTCAACGCCATAAGCTTCAAACATTCTTTTGGCTTTTTCAGTAGGTTTTGCAATCTTCATTAACATTTGATTTAATGAAGTAAATGCCTGGTCAACTCTAACGCCATTTCTTGTCATTACAGAAATTGCTGCCGATATTTCCTCAATAGAAATCCCAAACATAGAAGCTGTTGCCGCAACTTTTGAAACTTCATCCGCATATTGCTGAGTAGTAAGAATACCAAGTTTAGTTGTTTGAAACATTACGTCAGCAATATGTTCTGCTCTTTCTGCACCTAATTCATAAGCATTAAGTATTTGAACAAGAGCAAGTGCTGCATCATTCGCAGATGAAAAACCGCCAACCGCAAGCTTAAGTGCTGCCTCTAATACATGTGTTGCCTCAGCAACGCCAATCTGAGCGGATATAATTTGATAAAATGCCTGCGATACATCGTTAAGAGCCAACCTGTATTCTTTCGCAAGAAGGGCAACTTGTTCCGTTAAATGAGCCTTTGTAGCTTCAGTCTCACCAACTATCAAGGCAAAAGTCTTTTGTATTTCATTGCGAAACTCTACGTTTAACATTATAGCATTTTTAAGTGCTCGCGTTAGCGTATCAAACATTTGATAAGAGAGTTTAGCTGTAATAACGAAGGTCATACGGGAAATAAGTTTTTCCATCGAAAACATTTCCCGCACACCCTTGCCTATAGATGTTTCAAGTTTTTTACCCCCACGAGCCGCCAATTGTAGGCCACCACCGATATTATGAACCCTTATGCCTGCTTTATCAAAATGCTCTGCCAACTCTTTTGCTTTTACTTCGCGCATTTTCACAGGAAGTTTTTTTAATTCATTGTTTACCCTTTTTATATCAAGTTCTGCATCACAAAATCTTATGCGCCCTACATGCCCCGCCATTTGTTTATAAATAAAATTTATATTTTTTAGGATTGCTTCATATTTTTGAGATTCAATAACCTTCTTTTTTTCAACATCTATACTTTTTAGAGTTTGAGTGGTAACATCAATTTTATGTCTGTTTTCTGCTTGAGCCAATAAAGCACCAGATAGTTTGTATTTTTTCTTTATTACCTCATTTTCTGTTTTTGCATTATTTAAACCCTTTTCTGCAAGTTTAACATTACTATCAAGCTGAGCCTTTAATTTCTGCAAATCTATTAACTGTTGTCCATATTTTAATTCTTCTTGCGTAATTATATCAAGGTTTTTGCTTTGAACGGCTACTTTTGCATTTGCCTCACCAATATCTTTTGCCGTAATACTTGATATTTCATTTTGAGCAACTCTAACTTTTACTTCTTCTTTTGCTTGTAGAATAGTGTTTTTTAGTCTTTCCTCACGAAGCTTATTACCTTCAGTTACTACCTTAAGACCATGCTTTTGATTATCAACTTCTTTCTGTCTTATAGCAAGTTCTTCTTTTGCTCCTACAAGTTTCTTTCCAATATCATCAACTTCAGAAATAGATTGTGCAACAGATAATTTCTCTTGTAATTGTTTTACAAGAAGTCCTTGTTCATCTCTAAGCCGTATAGCGTCTGCAATTTCTTCCTTTTGGGTTACTCTAAAATCTTTATCTATATGACTTATTTGTTCTGGTGTTTCCCACTTTTTCTTATAATCAACAGGCTCAAGTGTGACAGATTCTTGCCTTTTTAATTCAGCTTCACGTGTGTAGTAATCTTTCCTTTCCTTTAATAGTTGTTCGTTTTTTCTCCGCTCAGATTCTATCCATTCACTATCGCTTCTTTGTTTTTGCGCCAACCTATCGTCTATTATTTTTTGCTCATCTTGTTCTAATTTGCGAGTTTCCTTAAGCCATGACTCATCTTTTTTGGGAGCCCTGGTCACTATTTCTGTTGTTAAACCTCTTACTTCTTTAGCTAATGGTTTTATTTTATCACGAAATTCAAGAGCTTTCTGTATTCTTTCACTATCGATTTGTTCTTCGCGTTTTGAGGCTTCTTCCTTTTTCGTGACATAATTACTATATGCAGTAGCCTGTTCATTATAAGTAGCTTGTGCTTGTGCCTGTATGCCAGCGAGTTCTTTGGGCGTGAGCTTTTTTTCAATTTCCTGGGCATAACCCGGCTTCATTTCAGTTATACCCATTTGAGCAGCTTTTAGTTTGATTGCTTTTTGTCTATACTCTTCTATAAGTTTGTCTAAATCTGGCGGCAAAACTACATCTGGAAAAATAACATCTGGCACTTGTTCTAAATTTAGTGATTTTACCTGGGCAACAATCTTAGCCAAACTGCTGTAAAGTTTGTTCGCTTGTATGCTAAGACCTTCCTTTTCAAGAGTACCAAGCACCTCAATCGCAGCAGATAGACTGGCTACAAATTTATTTAAAGAATCTATGGCAGGCTTAGATTGTTCAACTTTCTTTATCTCAGAAATGGTTTTCTGTATGCCTTTAAGTTCAACTTCCAAAGATATTTTCTTTTTTTCTACAGGCATTTGTTCCTCACAAAATTAACTTATTCTTCTTGCTTTTCTTTTGCGTCGTTTTGCACGCCGTCTTTTAATGTAGTAAACTTTCATAGAATTTAGGTGTTTTACTGCACTTATTATGGTTCTTTTTAACGCAAGTGAATCACTGCGAGCATAATCCATTATAATTCTAACTTGTTTTGATTCCAGATTATTTAAGTACATTGATACTTCGTCATGATATTTTTGCCTCTTTGGAGTACTTAAATTTCCCCTAAGCGAATCAATCAAGTAATTTGCCTTTTTTATTCCTTCGTCTGACCAACCGAGTGCCCTCATAAGACCAATCTTATAAGATATTGATTTGTAATCGCTGGCAATGCCGCCACCTTCTTTGAACTTTTTCGCGACAAGTTTTAACACTTTTTTTATATAGGCAGATAATACTCGTCTGATTATCTGGTTTAAAATTCCTTCTGGCGTAATATTTGGATTTATGGTATATAAAGGTCTTGATTCCACCCTGTATTTAGGCATAAGAAATTCTTGTGGGTGCCCCCTTTTTTTGGTTAACCCAGATTCATATAACCCTAAGAATATGTACTCACTACCTTTTGTAGGCGGAAGTCCTGCCTTTACTCTTCCCCGCATCCGACTTCTTATTGTTTTCGCTATAACTTCAATTGGCGGGGTTTTATCCTCTTGTACCATTCTTGTGGCGGTTTTTACAATTCCACCAGTAGATGTTTGTCTCTCTAACTTATTTCGCTGTAACCTTAAAGCCTTTAAAACTCTTCTTTCATGTATGTCTTCTATTGATTCTTCAAAATATCTATCTTTTCCCCTTATCCATTCGGTTAGTTTAGCAATACTTGGCACTTTCCCAGATAATTCTGGCTCAGACAATAAAGCATTAATTAAGGTTTTGTCTTTAGTTGTTAAATCAACAGCAATTTTCATACTGGTATTATATTGAGCAACCCAATGACGTTTCCCTTTGTCTATTACTGGTTTTACTGTTCTTGATTTGCTATCTAAATCAACACTTGCATTAATAGCCAATGAATTTATAAGGCTACCAGTTGAATACTTCAATCTCTTAAGAATCTCAGCATTTAACATCCTTTTTAGTTCTTTGTCTCTGCCTATCTCCGTAGGCAACTTATAATATAAATCATGCCTTATATCTTCAGAATTTTTACCCGCTAATTGGGCGTATTCAAGAATTTCATTAATAAATGAGCTGATGTCAAAAGATGATTCATACAACCTTGTAGCCATTTCTTACTTTTCCTTCTTCTCTAATCTATCATACATTTCACTTACTCCATTATATATGTCAAGAGCAAAAGCATAAAAGTTTGCATATTTGATTATTTTCTTTATGTTTTCAGCAAAAGATTTGCCATTATCTTTTATTGAAACATAGCCGAGTAGTTCCATTGTTGATTTGTTCATTTCCTCACAAAGAATGTTTTCCATCATTATCAGAGACTCGCCTACACATAGATTGCTTGCGTCAATCCCATTCTTTGCCAGTATCATAAAGCAGGACATATAATAGTCGCTTGGATAATCGTCTTTATGCTCCAGTCGTTTTACTTCGATTTCCTCTTCAGTATCCTCTTTATATACCTCCATTTTTTTTGCGTGTTCAACCCTGCGAGATATTTCTTTTGTAAAGAAAAGCGATTGTTCCATTAAGTAGATAAAATACATATTGATTGTTTTCAGGCTGTCGGCAGAATTATCTGTTGTTATCAACCCAAATATTTCTTCAGCCAGCTTTTCATCATTCAATGCGGACATTACGTTTACATAAGAACTTATATCGCCCAAATTAATATTACCAGTATCTATGTCTGCATTTTTAAGTGCAAACATTACGCGCGAGACTGTTAGAACGTCCTTTTTGAAATTACTCATATATTACTCCAAAAAAAAGGGGCAGACATTTCTGCCTGCCCCGGTTTTAGGTTTATTATACACTTCCGTCAATTGTAGCCGAAAGTGATAGCAAAAGGTCAGGAACAAGTAATCCTTCCGCGGTATCCAATGTAAAGATAGATTCGCCACTTTTAATATCAGTTGCAAGCAGTCCATCAAAGTAGGCATCATCATATCCACCCTCTTCTTTGTATCTATACATTATGTAATAGAACATTTCCTTATCAGTATAATCAGTTGGATATTCTACATTATATGCAGTCCTATAAGCTGCTAAGTCGCTAATCCAGGCATCATCAATGGTGTCAAAGAAAGCGTTAAAATAACTTATCAGGTCTGCATTCATCTCAACGTCAAATATCTGTCTGAAATTGCTCATTGAACTTACAGATTTTGAGAATGTGAGAGTGGCAGTTGTAATGTTGCCACCAGTCACTTTCTCAGATACGGACAGATTGAACCCGTTGTTTCCGTTTCCAATTACAATAATGGACTTTGTGTGGGTTGTTGCCGCATCGTAAGCACCTTCTTCTCCTTCCGGTGCATCCATTGACCAGCTTCTGCGGAACTCGTCAACTTCCTGCAGGATAACAAGTGCTTCCTTGTCGCCAAGATTAGCCAGTTCATTGATATTGTCAGGAGTGGCGTTTATCAACTCAGCCGAGAATGTGCAAGCCTTTGAAAGAACAATCTCTCCCAAGTTGTTACCATCAACCGTGTCGCCTTTCTCAAGACCAATATCTATTGAGTCAGCACGCATCTCGCCCACGTGTTGAAAGTAGGCAAGCGCGTCAGACAGCAATGATTCAAGTTCTGGCGTAAATCTGGCAGTTGAAGCACCTGCAAGCAAGGCACTAACGGCAGACAGGGCATCAGACCATGTTGAATCGTTTATGCTCGCAAGCCAAACTTTGTAGCCTTTCCGCTTTACGTTTTCAGTTCCATAGTTAAGTGGAGGACACATTTTTACCTCCAAATTAGGTGTAATCTATATCGTCAATAATGCGGAAGGATGAAGGCGAACCAACATTCCTTGAGATGGACACAGTTGAGCGGATAGAATCACCACCAGTGATTTTTTCAGCATAGTTCACAACGAGATTCTCAAGCAGGACTACCGTCTTGTAGGGACTTCCGCTTACATCATGAGTATCGACTTCAACCAGAAGGACATCACAAGCAAGTCCGTCAATATCTTCAAGTGCGGCAATGTTTGCAGGAGTAGCGTTGATGAGTTCGGCGGCAAAGGTGCAGGCTTTGTTGAGAACAATCTCACCGAGATTATTTCCGTCAACCGTATCACCTTTGTCCAGCCCGAGGTCAATAGAATCAGCACGACATTCACCGAGACGTCCGCCATTTGTCACGCCAGACATAGCCGTCATAAGAGCATCAAGATTCGTTTTATCTTGAATACTTTTATAAGTTGTCATTGCGGACGCATGACTGTCACCATTTTGGGCAACATAGACATCCCAGTCTTTCTGCTTGATTCCAGTAGTTCCATATTCTAAAGCCATTTTATGTTTCTCCTATTAAGCGTTAAATGTTATGGTTGATGTCCAGCCAGTTATGAAAGAGCCTTCTTCTATACCGATAGAAACTACAGGCTCTATATCTGTCAGAACCTCAAATGACATTTCTTGTATGATTTGTTCCATTAACCCAAACATAGCTTGCTGTTTTTCTAGTAAATCTGTATCGGTCTCGAACTCATAACTGTCAAAACAAACAAGAATATATGTATAGTTAATGGGTGCGTATGCACGTGATTCTTTTGAGTGTTCACTAATCCCAAGAAAAAGTCCGATTGCGGGGAATGTTCCCATTGTCAATTCAGACTCACTTCTTGCGATGCTATATATTTCGCCATAGCTTACGGTAAGTTGAGCGACCAAGACCTGATGTTTCAACAGGAACGGACTTGTAATACTCATACTACAAATGCTCCAAAAGTTCCTTCAACGTGAATATCATTATCTTCGTCACCACCAATTGCGCCTGCAGATGAAAGACATTGAAAAGCCTGTTCGCGGTAGTTGTCAGCGTTGGCTATTATATCATCATATTTTGCGGCAACAATTGAAGCACCGCCTGCTTGGTCGCGGGTAGTATTTACTGCGCCCTTGACAAGTTTCTTGAGTGCAATAGCAAGATAATACAGGCAGAAATAAGACTCTGCAAAAATAAGGTTACGCATGACTTTTTCATCGTCAGTCAATTCGTCAAAACTCTTGGCATCAAACGTGCCAAACGAAGTTTCATCATACAGATTGAAGTCTGTGATGTATTCGCTGTATTGAGTCTCGCCGAGATTGTCGTGCATATCTCTTGCGCCTGACGAAAGAATCTGCGTATTGATAAATCCTTGAGCAGATTTCGTGACATTGGCAAGCTGTGCCATTTTGTCCTGGACTATACTATCGTGAGAGTATGCCATGCGTAACCTTTCCTATTACTTGTCGATTATGACAAACGAGCCTTTCGGAAAATCAGGCAAACGGTCTTTTGGAACGAGATAACGAATATGAGCAGTCATTGGCTTCAATCCTTTTATCGTTACGTCACGTCTCATAAACACCTTGACCTGTTCATTCGTAGGCTTCTTCTTCTTGGGAAGCGGCTTAAACGTTGTTGTCGTTTCGACAACCTCGTCTGTCACCTTTTTGTCTTTTACCTTTTCCTCTTGCAAGGTGATTTTAGGCTCTGTCTTTTTGTCAGAGTTCTTTTTTGCTTTGTTCATTTCTTACCTCTCAGATTGTTCATGAGATTGTCGCAGTGAATGTAATCATATCCGAAGCGTCCATATAAGGATGGTAGGCGCGGATATAAATATCATCAGTTGCACCACTGCATCTGCGACTTCTAACGCATCAGCAAGCGTGGTGGCGGCAGTAAGTGAATTTGGTGATTTCACGATAACTGCGCCCCGATTATCAACACACACGTGCCACGGAGTATCGGCGCTACCAGATTCGGCATAGGTATTAGTTCCCGAAGGAGTAAACCCGACCATACCATTCTTTGAGTTGTCAGCAGACAGCAGGACAGGGTCAGAAACCTTTGCTCCATTGAAAGCAATTACAAAGCTTTCAGGGATGGCAGGCTGGAAGTCCAGATACATATCATAGTTATACTCAAAGGCAGGACCGAGGTCAGCACGAGCATTGAACGAAGAAGTCCGCATATAGTTCACTTTGTCAGAGGCAACGTCAAGACTCTTGAGGTCACCAAAAACAATCGAACCATACAAAGTGTCGTCAGACTCGTGAGTTTCATTGATTGACAACCAGCCGGGCATTGCGACAAGACGGAATCCCATAAAGGAAGGCACGATTCCAGTATTGAGGATTGCTTCGCGCGTGGTATTGCTTGGGTTGGTCATATCCGAACGTGTGTCAAGATAAAGGTCAATATCAGCCTGAGACATCATAAACACGTTGTTTGGGTTGTCACGATATTTCTTGGGCATAGCCTTGTAGATTTTACGCATCAACGCAAGCAAGTTTGTGCCTGTGTAGTCTGTGCCAATTGCTCCAGAGGCATCCACCTTTTGCGGCGTCAGGTAAATTCCCAAGAAACCGACAACGGTGATTTCGCCATAGGTATTGGTGTGTATTCCGTCAGCTTCCTGCAAGATTTTATTGAAACCTTTGTTAAGGTCATAAAAATCTTCAGTGCTGGCGTAATTCCCGCCAAGCCCATTCAGGGCAAGCAACAGGATGTCATTGCCGAGAGCAGTTGCAACATCATTGATAACCTGAGTTTCCCAGCCCGGATTGTGCAGATTGTCAATCACGGTCTGAAGCGGAATGTCCTTTTGCAACTGGGTGTGTCTCAAATAGAGATTAACGCCGAAGTTGTGAACAATCCTGCGATTGATAACAGAAACCTCACCGCCCTTCTGCTCGTTGGAAATCAGGTTTTTGCGGGTAATTGCCTTGCCTTCAACTGGCGTGACCAGCTTTTTGACAATGCGTGTATTGAACATTGATAAATACGGGTTGGTGTTATAGATGTAATTGATGGCAATTTCGCTTTCCTCTTCTGTAAGGGTGCGACCACGCGTAAAGTCAAGAGTAACCTCGTCAATCTCGGACTTTGCCAACATTTTGCCATCTACATCCTGTATCGGATAATCCGCTTTTGCAAGCAGATAAGCCGCCATAGGACTTAAAGCTTTTTCGTTTTTGTTCTCTGGCGACCCGCCATTTTCGACAGTTGACTTGAGAATGTTTACCATCTCAAGAATGTCTTTGGCATTGATGGTGATTTTATCAGGCATCTTCAATTTCTCCTATTTATACAAGTCCATATCCACTTTGTTTCGGTTCGACCCTTTGCGGGGCAACCTTGACAATGGAGTCTGTTCTTGTTTCGTTTAGTTTTTCGTTGGTTGTATCAAGTTCCTTTTGAAGCTTGTCTATCTTTTCATCAAGACGCTTTTCCATTTTAAGAATTGCTCCATTAAGGCTTTCTTGAAGTTTTTCGGCAATCGTGTCAACCTCGTTTTGGATATTGCCTGCTTTTTCTGGCTCTTCAACGTCAACTTTCATCTCAGGCTCTTTTTCTTCTTCATTGTCATTTTCAGGCTCAGTTTCATCTTCTTCGTCCTCGTCAGGCTCAGGCAACTGGTCTTTATCAGGTTTTTTCTCTACATTATCTTCGGTGCTGTCTGGTTTCTCAACAGGCTCAGCATCGTTGTTAGGGGTTTTCACGCTGTCTTGTTCAGTTTCTGTTTCCGCTTTCGGCTCGGCATCATCAGTCTTAATTATGCCAGATACTTTCTTATCAATGAATTCGGCGGCTGACCGCATAGATTTAGAAAGAGCAACTAATTGCTCCTCGCTCAATGCGTCCCACGCAACACTTTTAAAGAAGTCTTCCTGCATAACGTCAATTATAAAGAGCGGGTTACTCGTGAGAGAATTGATAATCTCATCAAGCGTTTCCTCAAAACTCTTTTTAATGCCTAAAGCTTCCAGCGCCTTTCGGATTAAGGATTTCACTTTAGACTCTCCTTTGCTCATTTGAGTTTCACGAGCAACACCAAACATGGAATATCCAGTAATTTCGCCTTCTTTCCATGCTTCCCAAATCTCATCATTGGCACGTGTCACTAAAATCCAACTACCAGATTTTACGACATTAGTGCCTATGTATAAGTCTTTCGGGGCAATATAGCTCTCCACAACCACGCCTGCGCCTGCAAGCATATTGTGTTCGGTGTCAACATTTCTGTAATGCTCTAAAAACTCGTGAGCAGTTTTCTCGATTTCTTTGGATTCCATAAAATCGCCATGAGCATCTTCAACATCAGGCTCATAGACGATACCATACAAAAGTTTTTTCTCATCGTTCTCTTCGTCATTTTTTGCAAAGAACTTTACGTCAAACTGGATGTCAGGATTAACGCATTCATCCTTAGCCAAGAAAAACTGCCTGCGATTTGCGCCACGCTTGACATAGGAAACGTGAGTTATCGTTACATCCTTTAGAAGTTTCTTTTTCTTTACTTCATCCATTTTAACCTCTATATTTTCTCGTTATCAAACTTATTGGGGTCAAGATTATTCGGCTGTTCGCCATCTCCCAAACCTAAATCAGAACCATCACTTGACCTCATCTCGCCTTCTTTGGTTGGCGAAATCTCAAAATGTCCTATTTCTTCTGTTTGCTCTTCATTGGCAGGCGTATTCTTTAAGTCTATGGCTTTAAGGTGCAAAAATAACTGTCTTATCTCGTTCAAGCTAAGAACTCTATTGCCATTCTTGTCAACCATATTCCAGTAAAGATTTGCTATGACTGCGTCATCCTTATCATTCGATATATTCATCCCGTTGAAATTAAATCCGCAGTAAACACCAAACTCAAGCTCAAGGAACTTATTAAAAAGCATGGAAATATTGCTTTGAGCCGCTTTTGACACTGTCTCAATAAACAACTTCAAGTCAGTAATGCCGGCAGAACCGCCACCCAAACCGCCGCCTGCGTTCAAGCCGAGCAACTTCGGGTGAACACGACATTTCAATGCTATCTTAAATTGTATCTTGTCAGTTAAATGTATGAATTGCTCGTCAATACTCTTTGAAAGTGGAATAAGCTTTATCGTTGCCTTTTCGTTGGGGACAGAAAGAAACAACATTTTGTGTGCATTAGCCACGCCCTTTAAATTGGTCTCAAAAAACTCTTTTATCTTCCTATAAGCTTTTGCCGATAATTTACCGCCAGTGATAAGACACGCCCAAGCAGGCTGTCCGCCATTTGAGAAGAAATTTATATTGAACTGGTCTGAGAGATAATTTAATTTGATAAGGTCAAAAAGGTGTGCATTTTGTGGGACGCCATAATATAAGTCATTTTGTGAATGTATCTTAAAATGCAACATATAATGAACGCCATCCCTGACCTTTTTTGTAATTGGATAAGGCTCAAGTTCTATCGGCGTAATTGACCCGCTGGGGATAAATAAATATTTGTCAACGTCACGAAGCATATTACCCTTGCTGTCCATTTTAGGTCTTATATAAACATCTTTTGCCGGCATATAATAAATAGAACGCTTGTTCCCGCTCCTGACAAACTCAAGATAACCGTTATGAAAATCTTCAAGGTCAACATACATAGCTCTTAGAATTCCCGCCATTGTATCAGAAAAATTGCGATTAGGAGTTTTAAAGAATTCTTTTATGTCTTTCTTGTTCTCAACATAATTACTGAAAGAATACCCGAGACTTATTGCTGTGTCTGCCTTTATCTCAACACAAGTTTGATATGTTATATCAAGCTCCTTATATCTTAAAATCTCAGCAGGATTATATGGGGGCAATACACAACCAAATTGTCTTATAAGAGAGGGATTAGATACCTTCACAGAACTACGCGGAAAAGAAATAGTCTTAACGACATTAGGCGAAAGCGTCAATATCTGAGTTACGCCTTCCATTTCCTTTTCTATTGTATCATCTTCAATGGGAACTTCTTTTTGAATTGTTACTTCTTCGTTCAAAACTATCTCCTAAAAAACTACAACATCTGAGTCCATATCAGACTCTAATTCATCTGTGTCATTATCAATATCGATGTCAAGTATTTTGTTATCATCCAAATAATCTATATCAACATCACCAGAAGTTGACAATGCTGACAATACTCCAGATACCGAATCTATTGCATCATCTTTCGTGAACTTATACTTTCCGTAAGATGTAAGATTTTCAATGAAATAAGAATAATGTTCGTCCTGCTCTTCGTCAACAAGAAAATAACACTCGCTTTTTATTTCGCCTATTTTCAACAATATCCTTATTTCTTTATTCACGGTTGAAGAACGCATTTCTACTTCTGTTCCAATTGCCTGCAATATCTTAGCATACCTTTCTTCAAAGTTCTCCCCAAATTCCTGACCGCCCTGCTGACTTTCAAATGTGATATTACTTGGCTTAAACTCAATTACTTTCTTTATTAACGGCTCTTTTAGTTCTTTGCTGTCTTTGTTTGAAAACATAACTCCTGGAAAGTATTTTTTATCACCGACTCTCCACACGAACGGACATGAGAGAAAGTCTGTTCCCTTGTTTGCATAATCACACCAAGCAATTCTCTCATCTATCTCTACATTATCAAGGTCTTTCATTGAAAAGCGTTTTAGCGTGTCAAGAGAAAGCTTTGCAAATGTCTTTTCAGATGGCTCACACATATAAAGGGCATCCCACATCCATTTCTTGCCGGTATCTATCCATTTTTTACGTATCTTTAAAGCACGTTCAGTAGAAAACATGGCTTCACAAATACTCTTATCATTTTCGTCTAAAACAGGAAATATAAACTTATGCCACTCCTTGTCATTTTCTCTTAATCCTATTGCATCTCTATCAGACCAACGTGTGCTTATTATCACTTCCGCACAATTAGAGCCTTCTTCTACGCGGGTAGTCAAAGCATATTCAACGAATGTATCTACTTTATCAAGATAACTTTCTGACAAGGCCTCTTCTGGGTTCTTGATAGGGTCATCAAATATGGCGGCACGATTACAACCCCTGCCTGTTATAGTCCCGTTTATTCCTGCCCCGAAATAAGTAGTTATCGTAGTATTTCTCAACTGCCAGGTTGCTTTTGAACGTGCATTGGGGTCGATAGAAATATTCGGGAATACTTGCCCATATTCTTCAAGTTCCATTATATCAAGCACAGACTTTGACAAATCCCAAGCAAGATTATCATTATAACAATTACGCATAAAAGAACCCTCAGGGTCATAGCCAAGCCACCATGCTATCCAAAGGCTTGTGGTCCTGCTTTTGCCACCACGCGGAAAAAACGATATTAAAACCTTTCTAAGCTCTCCAATTGTTACTCTTCTGAATATCTCAGTCAATTCAATAAGTGGCTTTTTATCATCAAAATAAAAATCAGGCGCAATATGCTGACAAAACTTCCAGAAACTATACTTATTATGTGGGGCAAAATCAGCCTGATACTTATCAGACTTCTCTCTGTACCTACGTTGTTTTTCTTCAATAAACTCTTGTTTTGTAAACTTAACCTGAGCCATTTTTTTCATTCTCTGTATCTATCATAATTGCACCGCCATGTTTAACCTGCCTATCTATATCCTCAATTTCCTCATCAGTTAAATCTTGTAATTTAATATTATCGCTTTCTGATTTTTTATCTGCCAACTCAAGTTTAACCAACATTTCACGCGCATTATCCGCACCGGATAATTTATGCAATACTTCAGCAATTTTAGTAATGTCAGATATTTTTACAAACTTACCTATTGGATATGATTCTCCCACATCAATTGCCTCTCTTTGCTTCTTGTCAAGCCTATCAAGTTCCCTGTTTATTAACTGAAACGCCTTTATGCCCATATTGTTTATTATTTTAACATAGTTTTTTACTGCCTTTTTTGCTTCATTAACGGCAATATCTTCCTGCAATGACTGTTTTTTCTCTATATAATCCTTTCTTTGTTCGAGCCAAGTCCTGCCTCTATTAAGCGGGTCATCAATATCATTTGCTTTCGCAATCAAAAGTGGTTTTGATATTCCATATCGCTTAGCTAATTCATCAAACGAGGGATAATCTGTTCCAAGCACATAGTCGCCATGTATTTTATCCCAGTCTATTTGTTTGATATTTGCCATTATGAACCGTCCCATGTATGCCCGCAAGCTGGGCAAGTTACCTCTTTTCTTTTCTTTTCTTCATCTACAATATCAGTATTTGTTTCCAGTTTATCTGGCGAAAATTCAGAAAAGTCCAAGTAATCATTCAATTCTAATTCGTTAAAAGGCATTGTTTTTAGCATATCGTTTATATCCGACTCTTCAAATATATCTTTTAACAAAACAGACATACGCAACATATCAATTTCAAACTTCGTTTCGTTAGTTTCTATAGCAATTCTTTTTGCCTGTGTGTCAGATACCTTCCCCAAATTGAAACAGTAAACAGTTTTAAATTCTGCCAAATGCAAAACATCAAGCCTGTGATTTCCATTTACTATTTCAAACTTTCCATTACTAACGTCTCTAACAATTATGTTTTCAATTTGTCCATTTCGTTTGATATTTTCCAGCAATTTTTGCTCAAGTTCTGGATTGTCCTCTTTGTAATTCCAGTCTGCTTTAACTAACTGCTCAATTGGTATCTCGCAAAATCCTTTTTTCATTGTATTTCTCCTTATGAATAATCTATATCGCGATTTTTCCAGTATTTTGTCATTGTTTTTTCTAACCCAATCCAATAAGGCAAATCCCTCTCTATATTGTGATTTCTTCTTCTCCCTTTCGCAAGGTACTTTTGCATTTGTTTTATCTTTAGATTTGAAGCTCTTCCATATTTCCCTATTGAAATCCAAGTTGTAGAATCCACAGAATACCAAGAATACCTTCTTAGAAAATCAGGAGTAGTTATTCCAAGTCCGTGAAACCTTACGGATAAATCAAAATGAGAAAAAACAAAATCAAAGTATGCAAGCTTATATTCCTTCCTAACGCTCTTTCTCTTCGGACCAGATATGCCGATATAGTTATACTCCTCTATATATTGCATTAACATATCTCTTGTTTTTTCGTGTTCCCGCTCTGTCGCGTGATAAATTGGAACAATCTCCGCATCTGTATTTTGCATTAAGATTCTTTGATTTTTTCGACTTTCATTTAAGTCATTTGTATCCAGATTGAATGCCTGCTTGATTGAGTTTTTATTTATAAAATCTATGTAATTTCTAATATCTATTTCTACACCACTTTTTCTGGCTGTAAATCCCCCGCTATCTAAAAGATAGTTTTCAAACTGCATACTTGGGTTTCCCTTCCTCAAATAAAAAAAGCTCTCAAGACGGTTCTTTGCGCCATATCTTAACAATATCTCATTTGTTGCTTTATATCCATCATCTCCAGCAAAATACAATCTCATTTACTGTCCCTTATATACTTGATATATTTTTTCATATTAAGTTGTCTTTGGTCGTCATAGTTACTCATATTGGCTTCATATTTAGAAAGCAACAAGTCATTATTGAATGGCATAAAAATATTTATGCTAAAAAGAGCAACTCTTTTTCTAAAACAAGCAGGACAAGCTCCACATTCAATCTCTTTGCCAGAATAACAAGAGTATGTTTGCAATAAGAGTCTTTTGTCAAATTTGTTTGCAAACTTGGCACAAATGTCTGCCTTTGTAAAATTCCAAAACGGAGAAACTATCTCAATTTTTCTTTTTGCTACATATGATAAAGAGTCAGACATCTTCCTAAAAATCTTACTGTCTTTATCAGACACATTGTCATCTCTAACCCCACATATTATCACAGTATCAGAATATTTGGTAACACCGAGCAACATAAAAAACAAGTTTCTATATGGAATATGAGCATCTTTATCTTCAAGTCTCCCAAGAAAATTCAAGTCATTATCTATAATCACTTTATCAGATATTTTATGCACCGTATTAATTTCAACCTTAGAATACTTGGAATTTAGGTTAAAATAAACAGGTTGCGGATAACCGAGCAGATAGTAGCCTATAAAACTATCTATACCGCCAGACATTAACAAAACAGATTTATACATTTTGCTCACACAATTCCTTAAATTCATTTGGACGCATTGCTCTATCATCTATATAAAAATCTGCCCTTGGTTTTCCAAGAATTAGTTCATTGTATAATACGTTGTTTTTTTCAAGCCATGTCATTGTTACTTGTTTATCAACCTCAAATCTCGATGTAAACAAGATGATATAATTGCCAGAATTGAATAGTTTATTTACACAATCAATTACATCCTTTTTAGGTACACACTTACTATATTCAAGATGATTACTTCTCTCTTCTGCTATAACTCCATCTATATCAATAACAAATTTCACGATACAACTCACATGGATATAAGAGACATAAATTCTTCTCTTGTCTTTGCAATATCCTTGAAAACGCCACGCACTGCACTTGTTACCATAATAGAGTTTTGTTTTTCAACTCCCCTGCTTATCATACAAAAATGCTGTGCCTGACAAACAACCATGACACCATCTGGATTAAGAACCTCAGAAATGCAATCTGCTATTTGTCCTACAAGTCTTTCCTGTATTTGTAATCGTCTTGCATATACCTCAACTAATCTTGCAAGTTTTGAAACACCGACTACTTTCCCATTCGGGATATACGCAATGTGTACTTTGCCAAAAAATGGCAAGAAATGATGCTCACACGTAGAGTAAAACTCTATGTCTTTCAATATCACCATTTCATTGCAAGCACCGTCTTCAAATGTTTTAATTACATCGTAAGGATTTTGTTCATACCCACCAAATAACTTTTCCCAAGATTTTACAATCCTGTGCGGCGTTTCAACTAAACCCTCTCTATCTGGGTCATCACCTATATAACCCAATATGTCTTTTAGGTAAGATTCAATAGCTTGTGTGTTTGTACTGACAGTCTCCACCTTGGTCTCCTTTCTATTAGTTCCATACAATATTTTACATTCTGTATTATCAACTTATCTCCGTCAAAAATTGGACTTAAATAGTAATTCCGTGCAATAGGTAGTTCATCTATATTCGGAACAACATCGCCTACTTTTATCGGATACCTTATTTCTCCTATATTCCAAAACCCCCGAAAGTTTTTGTTTAACATATCTGTGGGTACTTTTGGACTTATTGTAATATAATCTAATCCCTTAATCGGCGGCAATGAGCCGTTTGTTTCTAAATAGTGTTTATACCCGAAAAATAAACATTCTTCCTTTAACTGGAGCAATGGCTCTCCACCAGTCCAAACAATAACATTTGACGGATATTTCCTAACCTCCCTCAAAACTGCACTAAGACTCATTTGTTTTTGATTGCTTTGCCAATCTGTGTCACAAAACGGACAGTTCATATTGCACCCGGCAAGTCTAACAAATGTTACAAGCTGACCAGTATGTAATCCTTCGCCCTGAATAGACGAAAATATTTCTACTATATTAAGGTTCATATATGCACTCCGTATTAGGTGTTTCACTTAACGCAACTGCCAATAACTGTGGACATTTTGGCTTAAATAAGTCATATATCTTCTTTGTCATATTCTCAACTGTCGGGTTGAAATCAAAGACATCGTTAAGACAGCGATGGTCAAGAAACTTATTTACATATTGTTTTACAAAATCAAGTTTCTGATAATCAAGAACAAACCCCTGTTTGTCAAGTTCCTTACTGGCAAGGTATATCGTCAATTCGTAATTATGCCCGTGATTTCTCGAACAAGGATGTCCTTCTTCTAAATTATTTAACAAATGTGATGCTGAGAATTGGAATCGTTTGCTTATCGTATACATTATTTTACCTCTGGTAGAACACTACCTATATCTATGCTTATTTTGCGATGACCTTTCCTAAAATACACAAGGTCTTTTACATCCATATTACTCTCACCGTCAAATAGTTCATTCAAAAACGGGAAATCCAATACGGTCTTATTTTCGTCTCTAACAAATTCTGGATTTATAAAGAACAAATCTTTGCCACCAGTTCTGACGTTCAATATAATCCCTTTATAGTACAATGTTCTGATTGCCTTTGACAATTCCTTTCTTGTATAATTAGCATATGCACATATATCCATTGTGTTCATTGGTCTGCCATTTATTTTGAGCATATTTGTCTCACCATCAACACAAGTTGACAAAATATAATACAACGAAACCCCGATAGTTTTTCGTCTATCTTGTTCAATATCAACCTTAAATATTCTAACCATATAAGCTTCTATTCCTTTTGCTCAATTAAATGTCAAGTATTTTTAAAAAACATACCACCTGTCAAGGTTAATGTTATATATTTACACGTAACTGCCTGTGCCCCAAGGTGTTATAGGTTTTCCAAAAGTGTAACACTGATAAAGATGGGGTTAATTAGGTCATCTCTATAAATTTAAAATTAACTACGTAAATTTCGGGTGATGGTATTTTAATGGCACTGTAACTTGTCATTTTATTGTCATACTTATATATATGAAGTATTTGTAAAAAAACGTTTAAATTGCCGAGAATTATAACGTAAGTCTATATTTTTTTGATGGAAAAACATTAAATTAACGTTACGAAAATAAAATAAATAGGTAGATTTGTAAAAAATGTGTGGTGTTTTTTGACTAATTCAAGTGAAAAAGTGGGTTGGTTACTACCCCGTGTTGAAAATTAACCGCCTAGCTTTTTACATTACATCTCAGGTTGAGGGTTTTATTGTTTTATATGTGTGTTTAATTGTTATAAAACGACATAAGGATTTTTATATATTGTTTTGTAGTTTGTTTTGTAATATATAGAGTTACTTGTATTTAGTGTGTTTATGACAAGTATTATGACAATGTTGCTGTAATAATTTGGCAGATTGTTGCGGCAGTAAAGGCATGGAAAAAAGAACAAGAAAGCATTGCGCGGGATATTGAAGTTGGCGTTTATGATTTAGAAACCCAAATGGATTCTTTAGGCAAGGAGGTTGATAAGCTCGAATCTAAAATTAGCTCAATACATGGATTTGTTGGTTTAATTGACCAGACGGTTGAACTCGGTAAAAATATGAAGGATAATCAACGGGCAAATGAACAATTCAATGAGAGTTATGACCTCATAATTGGTTCAATGGTTGATATAATAAACCTTGATATTTCAAATGCAAACAAAATGGAAGCATTACAGGAAGCAAGGGTATCAATGCTCGGAGAAGAGTTAAATGCAAGACGGGATATAATAAACTTACAATTACGGCAAAAGGAGCTTGATGTAAAGGGCTATATGTCTGAAGCAAGAGCAGAATACTGGAAGGATATTGATAATCAATGGATTGGCAGAAAGAGTTTCTTTGACCAGTGGTTTACACCTTCTTTTAACACATTAGATAAAGATTTAAAAGAAATGGGTAAAAAGGCATATAACCAGTATTTTGCGTTTGAAGACTTTATGAGAGAAAAGGTTGAGCCTCTTCTTGGTCAAATACCAAAACTTGGTGAAGATGCAACAGACGAACAACTGGAAGAATTTCGTAAAAGCAGAAAAGAGTTTATATATAAAGTAGGAAATGTTGAGCATGAACTTCTTATGTTAGTAGACAGCGCTCAAAGTGATTTGGAAGACATAAATGAAGTTGTTATTAAAAATATAAACAAGAAACCAAAAGAAATAGCCCAAATCTATTTAGAATCTATATATGGTGCCGAACGGAAAATAAAGCCCACCAAAGAACAAATAAGTGCCACAGAACAAGCTCAACGTGAAATCCTTACCTATCTCGGCAATAGTGAGGCAATTGGTCTTTACATAGAAGATTATTTGCAAGCTCTTAAATCAACAGATTATGATGTTACTTCCTCATATACTAAAAAGGTGTCACAAGCACTTAAAGATTTGGCAAATGAGACATCACAAGTTATAACAGATAGGACAAAGGATATAATAGACAAGTTTCTTGGTCTTCTTTCTGGCGAGGGGGTTTCAGCAGAAACCAGATATGATGATAAACTTGAAGATATAAGGCGCGAAATTGAGAAGATAAAGAATAGAAAGAATCAAATACTTAATGATACATACATAGTTTTATCTGACTTAGCAGATGAGTTGTCTGTTCTTGGTGAAGTTAGTACGCTAACGAAAAAGAAACCGCTAACTATTAAAGATACTGTTGAAAACGCAAGACAGGCCATTGAAGCATATCAATTATTCGTAGATATGATGAACCAGCAAAGTGGCATAGATTCTGGCGATGCGACAAGATGGGTTGAAAGACTTTCTAAGCGTTTGTCTGGTAGTCCTGACCCAAGAATAAAGAATCTTGGTGAAAATCTTGTAAACATTATTGATAGCCTTGTCCCAGAATTAATGCAACAGATTCAAGCATCATTTACGGAAAATGTAAGATATGCAGTAAAAAACGCCAAGAGTGACGAAGAAAGGATTGAAATATATTCACAGGTTCTTGCTATTTATGATGAGTTAATGGGTAACCTGACGGGAGAGACAAGCAACTGGCTCGAAAGAATAAAAAATGCTACGTTGTATGAACTAGAAGAAATAATCAATGACATTGAACCCCCAGACCTCGCGAAGGATTTAGCTAAGTTTGGTCTTGATATGGAAAGAAAAAAACTAGCTGATACTGTGCGCCTGTTATTCCCTGCATATAAAGACTTGCTCACTAATATGGAAGGACATCTTAGCGATTTTGCTGACATATTCCAATACGTTAAAAATAAACTTAAGCCACTTGGTTTGGATATGTCTGATTTCAGGAAAATGATTAGTGCCGTTCTCAAAAAAGATGAAGAAGCTTTGAGCAAAATAATCGGTTCTCTTGAAGGATATAGTTTAGAAGACATAGAAAATCTCGTTGTTTTAGTTTTTTAAAACTTTCTTTGAGATTTTCTATGTCTTCTAAACTATATCCTTCAAGAGAACCGATTATTTTGCTCAAAGCTTCTTCATCTTTTTTGAGAACGGCACTAATC